TCTATAAGCAATTTCCAATTCAGGTACTTTTTTTAATAATTCATCTTTTGCTACTAATTTTTTTAGTCTTTTGTGCATGGCAATATTATTTTCTTTTAAAAATTTTTGATGTTCTTTTGATGCTCCTTTCATGCTTGTTTCATTGACAATGATTTGATAAGAAGTAACTAATCTCTCTTCTAATACAAGTTTTTTTTCAAGTTCTGCAACTCGTTTAAGTAACCACGTTGGATTCATTTTTCAAGAGCATCAATACAATCACTCAAGGCTATTGTATTTGTATGTAGATAAACTTGCACCGCCGCAAGGCTTTTCCATCCTCCAAATTGTTTTATTTTTAATAATTGAACACCTTTCTTTGCCAATTTTGTGGCGCAAGTATGCCTAGTGCAATGCCAAGTCAATCGCTTGTCATCTTCGATGCCCATTTCTCTTTTAACTTCTTTGATTAATCTTCTTAAAATGTTGTAAGTAATCTCATCTCTCCATACATAATCATCCTTTCTTTTTCCTTCTATCCAGGGCTTAATCGCTTGATACGCTCTATCTGTCATAGGAACAGTTCGAGGTTCTCCATTTTTTGATTTATGGATAAGCACTTCTTTAGTTTTTAAATTTACATGTTTAACTTTTACCCTTAATGATTCTCCCCACCTCGTACACATATCTAATGACCATTTGAATAGATCAACTAACTGTATATAACCGCATTGAGTCCAGTATTGAATAAAAAATTCCTCTTCATCTTCTTCAAAACATCTTTTAGGTCTTTTCTCATCCTTTAAAAATGGTGGTAGTACTGGATATTCTTTTAAATGACCAAAGGTAATGGCAGCGCCAATCATTCCTTTTAAAAAAGTTTGTTTCTTATTAACTGTTGTTGGTTGCTTGTCCTCAGATAATTGATCTTCTCTAAAGTCCTGCCATTGGTTTGCATCAATATCTTTTAATAAAAAATCCTCGCCAAAGAATCTAATAATTTGATTGCTTCCACCAATACAAGAATCCTTTGAAGCAAGGTCTTTCCATACTGTTCTTTCTGCTAACTTCTGCGCTTCACCTAAAGTTATATGCAGTTTTACTTGTCGTGTTTGTTTAGCTTTTTTCTTAAATAACTCATTAAATTCTTTTTGCTTTGCAAGTGCATCTTGCTTTGTCTTGCAACTTGTTTGTCTTCTAGCGCCATTGATAGTGACATCAACGACATAGCCCTTTTGGACTTTGCGAACAGTTCCTAGCATGATTCAGTTTGGTTGGTGGTTGTTGTTTACTTGTAAGACTCGTTCTTAGAGC